ACCATACACATTCCCATCATAACCTATCGTTGTTGGAGCAACCACAGGCATATCAATTGCAATCTGTGTTTTACTCCTTAGTGGGCTTGAAAATCCTTCTATCTCGCTGTTTGGTGTGCCTTCATCAAAGAACTCATCATCATTGTCGATATCAATTCTATCATCACGAAACGCACCGAGATCTTCACCTGGGGTGAATGTTACCCCATAATCTGCAACACCCTTAACAGTAATTGCCGGGGCCGTTAGATCAGACGGCAGGTTCGGTGTTGCAATTCTGTGTGTCGTCCAGCGAGCCAAAGGATCATCAGGCCCATGACCGGTGATACCAGTACTGCCTGCCGATAACCCATGAAGCAATGTTGGATACCTTGCAGTGTGTTCATTACCATTAATAAATGAGCCCGTTAAATGGAATGATCTCTTTGTAGGATTACCCCCTTGGCCTTGAACACGAATTGCTGGAGTTTTTCTTTTTCGCCTAAGATTAACCTCTATTGGCAAGTTTCCACTAGCCCCAGGAGTGTGTTGGCGGAGGGTTACTCTATTCTTTTTATATTTTGCCTTGACATTAATATCACTATTATTGACTGCTGCAGCAAATCTTTTTGCAACCTGCTCAGTTGATGTCTTTGTGCCATGAATATCAACTACAGTATTTTCTGGATTACTAAAAATTCCTCTTTGGAACTCAAACGTCTCTTGATTAATACGTTTGAATGTCACCATATTTGAGGTCCCGGTAAAAACCCCTGACTTTAGAAGAGTAATAAGAGAGGGAAAGGCATTTTGGAGATTGGTATCACCTATAGATGGTGCATCGTTATAAACACGCAACCCAGAGTCTGGGTCACCTAACTTTACATCCATATTTAATGGGCTATTAATATCATGATCATATTGATAAACAGATATTACTGGCCAGTTATGGTGATATCCCCCAGTGATACTAGTATTCTGTTTTGGTACCTCCGAGGCATCAAACATAATTTCGATATTCGCACCGGAGACGTTATAGTCTATTGTTCCTGTTGACGTTCCATTTGTTAAGATCCCATAGGCTGCAGCATCTGTTAATTGGACCCCAGGAGTACCATCACCCTTTGTAAAGTCAATAGTAACAGATCCAGGAGAAAGAAATTTTGTGGTGGGGCTGGTCTCATTAGAGTCACCAGATGCAAAATCTTGTGTCGTTCCATCTGGTGAGACCCACCAACTCCTAGAATTAAGATGACTACTTTCCACCATGTCTATCGAACAACCGGTAAACCCGTACCATCCCCAGTTACCTGGAGGTTGGGTATCACCCATACCATTATCGGCCGCGAAGTAGCGAAAGAATCCTTGGAGTTGTGGCTCAAGTTTTCCCCAATAACTACCAGCAGTAAACCCAAATCCCTTAGCAGACTTTCTATATATCAAGGAAGGTGGACCGAATGCATCTATATGATACCAGGCTGATTCACCACCATCATGCATTATGACCCCGCCGCCATCAGTAGCACCTGCAACTTCTTTTGGCCAATTAATTAATAATCCTGTTTCATCACCTATAAATGGTTCAAAAGCACCATCTAGATTCATAGATTGTGTATGTGGTGTGGAAATCTCAGTCCAGGCCGTTGTGCCTGGTGCTGCATCCCATGAAAGGCCGTCGACAGGCCACTGCGAGCCCTGGGTATCTTTGCGGTTGCGGTACCACGTAAATGTTGCAGGGTTTATCGATCCATCACCATTTATTGTAGCATATTCGTGAAACTTTATTGAATATCTTACAGGATATGGGCCTGTTCCACCTTCAACCCCAGCTGCATTCGGCAGTTTCCAGATATCAAACTGACCACCCAGTGTAGGTATAAAACGATCTTCTTCAGGAATAGACGTAGGGCCGGCGAATATTTCATCAGGATCTTTCTGTAACGATGCAGGAAATAATTGAGCCACTTCATAAACTGTATTTTCAACAGCAGCATCATATAGAGCCGGCCCTTCTGTTTCAGCATGAAATGTAAATGACCTATTATACTCACTAGGTACCGGCGGCATTACAACCAGTGGCCCAGTAGGATCATATAACTTAACTGTCGCAGCATCAAGTGGCCGGCGATCAAAGTCTATCCATGCTGTTGAAAACGGGCTCTCAAAGTTGACTGTGTTGGTATCATCAAAGCTTATCTTGTGGTCACCGGAGCGCCCACCTGGATTAGTCCTTTGGATACCAGGATAGGAACCTGTCGCCGCATCCCATGCCCTTATGATGGTACGTGGTGGGTTGTTTAGGAAACCTGACTGCAGTACCTCTGTTCTGTCTATTTGAGATGCTTCATAAATCGTCTTTATTTCAGTAGATGATAATATAGAGTTCCAAATAGCAACATCAGCAATATTTCCAGCCCAACCTAAACTATTTGAAGCATAGCCTCCGATATGAGCAAACCCGGAGGGCCCGATCTCGTCCCAACTACCTACAGGAAGACTTGTTGATGAAAAATCTTCTACTTGTACACCATTAACATAAAGCACCGGACTATCATTTACTGTAGTTGGGTTATATGTTATCGCAATGTGTGTCCAAACACCTACTGGGATCATCTGTATATTATTGGGAGTACGCCAGCTAGTGAGACCACCAGTATACCTGCTGGTAAGTACCAGTTGTTCATCGCCACACATAAAGTATGTGTCGCTTGCAAAATCTATAAGCCGTTTTGACCCACCCCCACTTGCCTCTTGTGGCCGGAGGATCCAAAGTGCAAGTGAAAACTGTGAGGTACCTGCAGTACCAATAATATCATTCCATGTCGTTGATGTTCCAATTTTTACACGATCGTCGCCGGCGTTACTAGTTGGATCGCCGTCGAATAGACATGTTTCACTCTGAATTGATTCTCCTTCTGCAGAAGGTATGCTGTCAGAAGTAAATGTCGGCCGGCGGTCCTCGTGGGTGAAGGTGCCATGACGTTCAAAAGCACTACTGTCAATAGCATCACCTGTTGTTGAAACGTCTGTATTGAGACGCCACCAGCCTTGTAGGTTATTGCTTGACTCATACTTTAGTTTAGTTTTTTCGTCTGGTTGTACGAAAAAATCCTGTGTAAGGTCATAAACTAGTCCTGGCTTAATAAGCTTTGGCATTACTTAAGCAACCCCCCAAATGCCAACGAATCAGTACCCAGCTCGTTGTTATTGAACGTAAACCCAGCACCTGAAGATGTATGATGGCGAGGCAAATGATCTTCATTAGAATGAGGGGTCATTAGGCCTGTTGTTCCATCAGCTCTTGAATACTCGTATTTTGACATCATCTTTAACGCAATCTGCATACCACCTGGATCTATAAGCTCTGCAGCTGTGCCGCCATAAGTGGTATCAATAATATGTAGGTCGGCTCGCAAATCTTCTGTATCTGAAGACTCTACAAAGGGATTTATTGTTGATTCTGCTTGGGTAAGGTAACCCGGATAGACTGGGCCAATGACATGGGGCTTCTCCTCTGATTCAAGCTGCATTAATCTCTGACCGAAGTTCTCTATCCCATCTTCATAATAATCAAATGCACTTTGTTCGTTGTCAACAAATTGAACTATTGGAACTGCCTTCAACCTGGAGCATTGGCTGGCATCTGATGATATGCTTGCCCTTATATCATGTGCAAAGAATGGTAGTTCTGTACTTAGCCTGGATGCTCGAGACTTAATAGTAAATGGCTCTATTACGCCGTCGAATTGATCTGGGTCTCTCATTGATGCATTTGCAAGAACAAGCGGGTACATTAACGTATTATTGTCATCTGTGAGATATAGGACTGGATTGAACTTTTGAAAATCCTCAAATGGTTCTTCATCCTTAAAGACCTTGGGCTGGCCGAAGTCACGGCGCTCAGACTCATGATTGGGCACCATGATAACCTTATCGCCGGCGTCGGTTATTGGAATAGAAGACATTAATGAGCGTACTGAGAGGTCTATTTTGAAATCTGACCCCGCGGAAGGAATATCTACTTCATCAAACTTTAGGGTCCACTCTGCAGTCTCATAATTTATTGTTCCCTCGGCCGAGGTGGCACCGGTATTTAGTAGTCTCCCCTGGCCGTCGTCGGTGATATTATTTCCAGTCCATGCCGAAGCGCCACCTGGGACGGTAATGGTAATCGTATATGGTACAATCCCCAGATAATCATTGCTATACCCGTGTGCTGGACCAAGTTGGCCGGAGAAACTAATAGTCTCACCATCAGCACAGTCTTGACAAAATACCAGGGGTGCACCAGAAGGTACTCCTGTATTTTCACTTTTTAGTGACCTCATGACAGGTGTCACCATAGAGTCATTAAACAATATATTTGACTCTATGCTATGAAATCCACCCTTTCGAATTGTATATTTCTTTGTGACAGACTGTGTAGCATTATAAACTGATGATACTTCTTCAGCAGATAACTCAGTATTCCATATTGCGACCTCTGCCATCCTTCCATCAAGCTCTTCAGCATTATTTTGCTTGCCACCGATGTACAAGGGGCGGCCGTAGTCAGGTTCCATTCCTTTGTAGTCATTTGCACCTGTATAAAGCTGATCAACCCTTACTCCATCAGCATAAATTTTCAAACCCAAAGATGCTGTTGCACCACCATAACCATCGTATGTGCAGACTATATGATACCATTGATTTGTATCTATTATATTGGGGGGTGAGGTTGCAGTTTGCTTGTTAGATGCACCTGCTGTTTCGTCCTCAAGCCGGAATTGAATTTTTCCATTCTGGTCAACTCTTGCCATATATTCAAGGTCTGTACTGGATGGTACAACCGCTGTGCCCTGTTTTGCAAATAAATAGTTATAGTTGGTTAGGTTATCAAGGTTGACCCAGAGGCTAACCGAAAACGGCCTATCTGTATATAATGTGGGCGTGCCGCCATCGCCGGCTGAGCTGAATGATAATAGACCATCAGATGATACAACATTGGCGCTGGTTCCGCCCGGGAGGTCTACAAACTCTGCAGCTGGATAGTCATTATCCCCGAAGGTTGCAATCGTAAAGTTTGGTATACCTTCATACTCCAGTGGCATATCATTTGGGCCCAGATCGGTTGGTGCCATATTATGAAGAGAGCCACTCATTCTGGCCCAGAGTACTAAGTTATTATTTGATGTGTAGTTGTTACTGTGTAAGTCTTCAAATGCATAATTTAGATCAAACTTATTGGAAATGATAGGCTCACTTCCGACCATTCGTCTTGACCTTGAGCCTGCAGACATCCGAGGTAGTAGACCAGAGAGTTGCTGCTGCATTGACACGACACTCACACCCTGGCGATATGCGTCGAATGAAACTACATCATCAGATCCAGTTAATGGTGTCATTGTAGAAGACATATCTACATTCTCCTCAATTGTGCAATAAACTGTTGCAATAGTATTGTCCCTTTAAGACCATGGCGATTATTTACGCCAAGATAAACATCTTCATAGCTATAGCTCAACTTGGCTCGCTCTAACATGTGAGATTCTATTACAAAATTTAAGCCCATAAACTTCGTTTTCCTCGGGATTATCTCTTCTATTATCATTCCTATAGAGTTATCAAACCACTTAAAGAAATCAAAAAATGCCTTTGTTTGTATTTTATCCGTTAATCTATTGAAATAAACCTCTCGCATCCGTTTTAGATCTGGATATTCTGTTGCAAATACTAGTTCTGGTGCACCAAGGGCATTATCTAACGCTTCTAACGTTGCAAAGATTTTTACGATATCTTCATTTAATGCCTGAACTGCAGACATATCAATACTGAACCTGGTGTCATCCTCAGGTTTTTCGCTGGGCAATATCTCATAAACCGGACCGACTTCACCACCAAGCTCTTCTACATTATGGTAATGCTGAAAACTCCTGACCCGGATCTTATTGTCAGCTGAATGTTCGTCAAACTTGGGGTCTATCATACCAAAATCAAATCGTTCTGGTTTTATAATAGGTATCTCTGGCTCAAATCCAGAACCTGACATGTGAAAAAGTGACCCTGAATTGAGCGTGTAGGTTTGATCCGGTGTACCTTGTAGATCCCAATCACCCCATGGTGCACCCATAATATTAGAGCCACTAGGAATTTCTGCCTGCGAGAAATCAAACAGTGTTATATTTCCTGCGTCATCGGACTCAAGATCAACTTGATCTGTTGATACATCTAATCTAATTCGCTCAAATGAACCAGTTGCTGTTGTTACAAAGTTAAAGTTTGTAAGTGGGTCTTTTACACCCATAGATCCAAAGTTTCTTAAGTGCTCTTTTCTTTCATCTTCCTCAAGGGCCTTTGACCAAAATCTAACTTGTGCTGCGCGGCCACTGAAATCAGTAACTCTTGCATGAGAATTCGGGACCATTATTTCTGAGTTCAATGCAAGACTGCCGGCTGTACCACCCACTGTCTCTGTTCCTATAGCCAGATATGAGCCGCTAGTATTTAGCTCCATATTAACTGGGCCGGGTGCAATGTAGGGGTGACTAACTTTTGATAATGCATTCGCACGGGTTGGGTCCAGCGTCTCTTCAAACAGTGATGACGTTGAATACCACTCTAGAATATCTCCCCTAAATTGACGTCCTGCAGATAGAAAGTATGATGATGAAGCAACTGAGCCGAACTGGTCATTTCTTGTTCTTCCAAAAGATATATGCCAGACATTTCCATCATAAATTGGAACATCCTGTAGTTGCAGTTCTAGGTAATCATCATCATCATCAAACCCTGGACGGGCGAAGAGCGTTAGGGTCGCTTCCTTCCCACCAATCGGACCATAGTCGGCAACCAGGTTGGTAATAATTGCTGGAGGAACATCATCTGTCGTATCTATAGAACCAGAACTTTGTAAGCGGACAAGACTTTGAATAAACATTCTATTTGATAGGTCAATATCACTGCCTACTTTGTCATATGAAACATTCTCAAATTTATATAGCCCTTCATATGTCCATGATCCAGAAGTAAATAAACCATCACTTGAATTGTCTGATATTCCATGGTACCCATATGGAAGTCCGTCTACTGACCATGGAGGTGGATCTGAAACTAAGGTTCCTGCTATCGGGGGATATCCTACTTCTAAACGAGAACCTGACAAGAACGGCGACATAATGAATGGACTATATCCATTCAGCCTAGATGAGAAATCTAGCATTGCTGAAACTTCTGTTTTTACACGATGATTGTCCGTTAAGTCTCTTGTTCTAGACCCACCATATTCTCGAAATCTAAAATATTCATCTGGGTTAATACCCATGGAGCGAATGAGTGCCTTAATACCATGTAATGTACCCTTGGACCTAACAATCTCACCTAAGTTTGTTAGTATTAGGCGCCAGATACCATTTTGAACCTGCTGTAAGGTTCCATCACTTATTGCCATATCGGCGTTTAGGTTTGCACCTTGAAGTAACTGCTCCATGCTAGCGTTACTAAACGGGTTGGGTAAATCAAACCCATGATGATTCGCAAGGAATGGTAGAAACTGGTCTGCTACTACATCACTTGAATCATAATCAACATGTAGTAAGTTTGAAGCTTGATCCAGGAACATCTTTATTTCGTCAAAGTATCTGGCCCAGGTGAAAAGTAATCCAGCAATAATCTGGGGTTGGCCCATCATGCCAGCTCCTGGTACTGCTTCAGATCCATAGTAGTCGTAGGGATCCCGTATATTACCATCCTCTGTCTCAAACCCCTCATGGAGTTGTGATTCGAGTAAATAGTGCTTTGGAACTAGTTTCGTTATCATATTGGGGTTATTGACGTCGTAAGATAATGCATCGTCAAGTAACTGAGCGTTGAGGTCAATTACACCCTGATATGATGGAAACAATACCGGTGCGGTATCGCTATATTCTAAAGTTATTGGATGCCCTACTTCATCGCCATTCTTCAATAGTACCTTTGAAACGTCCCTAAGGCCTGGGTCAAAATTGAAAACCTTTGCATGAAGAGAATTTCCAGAAGAATCTAGAACCACATCAGCTGACTCATAGTCGCCAAATGGTTCATTAAACTTAAAGTAAAGTTTTAAGTTACCTTCTTCGGGCGGGAAAATCGCTCGATCTTTATTTGTTTTTAGTTGTGTGCTGGTTACATCACCATGCCATATCCTAAATTCATCTATTGTACCAGACAATGTTTGTACAGGGTCAATCGTCATACTAATTGACTCGTGTTTTGATCCGGTGGCCACCAATAAGGGTGCCGTCTTAAAGGCAATTTTGTCCATATTATATGCATCTGACGTTGATACCAGGTCACCATCTACGAATAATTTTGCCTGGTGACTATTAAACGTTCTATCAAACATTGCACAAACATGGGTAAATTTATCTTTATTTAGGGATGTTGTAGTACTAACAGCTGCTGAGGCTGATGATACTAGCATGTTAACATCATACGTTGCAGCTGAGCTCGGGCCGGGGTTAATAGAGACTGTTATTCCATCACCGGCATCACTTATCTTTTGAAACAGTATTTGTTCACCACAATCAATAGATTGGGATGGGATTAATAATTGCATTTCAAAAGATATTGTTTGTTTCTCTGGGTCTAAAATAGATTTGCCAGAGGCATTTTTAGATAGTGTAGGAAATAAGGCACCGGCATGGTCTGCAATTTCTATACTTGTACCTATTTGTGCTGGATACCCATTCCCGGGATCTTCGTCGATAGCACTTCCAGAAAAATGAAGAAACCCCATGTGTTTTGGAAACTCGTCATAAACATATTTCTCAAACCCTGTTAGGTTATCAAAAAATACCTCTATCTCTTTTTTTGTACCGTCAAATGGATATCCATTAATAATGGCATCAAAAGCAGTATTAGTCTTTGCCTCGGCAGAGTTAAAAAATGTGTGGCTAGCAAAATCAGACCAATCAATTGGTAATTGCTGTGTCGACTTTACACCGATACCTGGGGCATCATATCGAAACGAATTCTCCGCTGATATATTTGAGCCAGACAACTCTGAGGCTGTCTTATTTCTTATAACGGCCGAGTCACCTAAAATCTTTCTTACGACAGATGGGGTGAACAACCTAGATTTTGCATTTGTATTGTTGTTTGCCATTATGCATCAACCCTGAATTGAATGCCTCTGTCTTCCACTATGAATTCTGTTCCCAGGTCAGTTACCAAATAGTCAATCGTATATGTACGACCAGGAGGCAAATTATTCATGTATAGTTCAAAGAACATCCCATCAGAGTCTGCAGATAGCCTTGTCCCATTGTTGTCTGTCTTAAAAGGCACCACAATCTTCCCTGTTGTGGCATCCCTTATTCTGTAATATACTGTATCCAATATCTTACTATCTAACTCAACTGGTACTTTAACTGCTGTTCTTTCTTCGTCTAGGTCATGAACAAATACCCTAATCTTTGGTCGATCAACTGCCCTATATGCTCTCTTTACATTCTTTGATACTAGATCTATGCGGCGCTGTGTTGCGTTAAATGCTGTCCGAGAAATACGGTCAATCTTTAGGCTTCCAGTATGGATCCCAAACTCTCCGCCTGATGATCCCCAGTGTTCATCAAATGTCATTGTTCCACTGGCCAGGACGAAGTCGGCTATAGTATCCTCATCATTAACAGATGTTGTATCAACAGATGATATTGCAAAAGAGCCTGTATACAGGCCTGTCATCCAATTATCACCTACCTTATATTGGGATACCTCAATTGTTTTTGTAAATTGATCAGAGACAATTGATAACTCTAAACATGCTGGGCCGGTAGCACCGGTCAGGCCTGGGCCATAGAGAATATTTGCTGGCTCACCAAAATGATAATTTTGTAAAAATAGAGATCCTGTTAAATCAAAAAAGAAGTTTTTATGATTATCAATCAGGCTATCGTCCCAAGACACGACCATCTGGGGCCTAAGATATGGGTCACCTACGTGACGTGAACCGAACCTTTTAACAAATCTTGACTTTCCGTCTGTCTCTTCTGTTCCAGAAAATGCTAGTAAAAATCCACAATCTGGAAGTTGGCCGGCCATCGTTGCAGAAACGATACGCGTTACGTTCATTTCTAAATTTTCTGTTCCTAACGTAAAGCCTTGTGTCACGTATGTGAATGCAGTTGGGCCCTGATCATCTTCTAAATCACCGGTTTCAATAATGTCTATGCCGGTCGCCCCTAATACACCGGCGGATTGAGCACCAGCAGTAAACCATGCATTCGTTGTTCCACCGGCATATGATGCCGTAACCCAGTTGGTTACTGAAATATCACCATAGGCTGAAACATCTTTTCCAAAACCCTCATCAAAATCTTGTGCTAACGGAAATAGAACTAGGTTAAAATTCATGGGAACAGATTGCCCCACAGAAATATCCTTTAATTGTAGTTTACATTCAAATGAAGGATTGTTGATAGCATCAATGTCTAATTTTGCATCATCTATAAATCCTTGAATCGTATCATAGTCAAATTTTATAAGAGCCCTTGACAACTCTATCGGGCCGGTGGTGCCATCAATTTGTACAGCCGTACCATCCTCTATGTCAGAAGACTCATTCCACAGCTTAAAAATATCCAATGTAGCAGCAAACCCAGTATTCGCATCTGTAGTGCGGTAGCTGTTATCAATTATTTTGTCTGTAATATATGCGTCTTTACTAGCTGTCAATATCAGATACATTTGTCATACTCCTCTAAGATGCGCTTCCCATAATATCATTATCAGGATATTTTAGCTCGAATATTGAGCCAGGTGGACCAACGATGAGCCCCTTGAACGTATTTGCATCAACATTGAAACTTATGTCGCTATAAACTCTATCCTCTACCATTCCCCTAGCATCTTTAACCTTAAGATCAACTAGTGAAATTACGTCACCGGTATTGATAATAGCATTAATCATATCGACGAGCAATAATGGCTGGTCTATCTGAAAATTGTCTACCTTCAATAAGCCCTTCAATCTAGATATTACGTTTTGTACCACAACTGATTTATTTGCTTTTGGATTGACCACAATCTCAAACGTCACAGTATAATTGATAACCTGGGCATCTAAAACATCTATAGCATCAGATATCAACCTATATTCATTTAGGTACGTTCTAAGATTTTTCTTTAATGCATCGGGGGCAATATCGAGCTTCTTGTTTTTATCACGGCTTACTAAGAATAATTGTGTTGCAAGGTGGTTATTAGGATTTGAGCGTATTCCTGCTCTAAAAACCCTGCCGAACCTTGAAGGAAGTGTGTATATTCTAGATAATAGATCTTGCTTTGTAACAATTCTAGATTGCATCTGCCTGGCAGAAGGTATTTGTTTTCTTAAATCTTCTAATGTTGGTGCGCGTTCTCCACCACTAGCAGAAGACGGATTTATAATAGAGAGTGTTGACTTTGTTAGATCCATTTCCTCTAATGAAGGGGAGCCATTTTGCCACTCTATTTTTAGAGTCATGATTGTATCAATTGTATTTGCGCTAACATTATGATTTAGACCACCACCGTATCTATACCGTACATACATCGCTGTATTTCTAGGTGCTATTCCTAATGTATGCGTTTCTAAAAGCGCATTAGGGTCTAGCGAAAATCTCGCTAATGACTTCTTTCCATAAAGTGGAAGAGATAGCTCGCTAGGATCCGGAATTATATCATTGTCCGTACTCTCAGCATCACCACCACCAAATTGAATTGTTGTTAATTTTGTTCTGGTATCTACTTTTTTGATAAACCTATAAGGTGCAGGTACTACTTCAAGATTTTCCTGAACTAGTTCTTGATCTTCATCAAGGTTTGTCACCCATTTATATGCAGTATCTTGAGCTAATGATTCCATCTCATAATATACATTGCCTTCTCTATCCTTTACCGAAAGTATTTCTGTAACGCCAGGATTTGATAATGTTAGTTTTCTAAATGGAATATGAGAACTAGAAATATCCCAAGATTCTTGTATTTCTTCACCAGATACGCATTCGCCTGTCTTTACTAGGATATATGTGAGAGGAACTCCTGTAGTTGGATCAGTTGTACCTGTTGTTACATTTGCAGTTAACTCTCCACTTAAATCCTTCTCTGAAAAGTCTATGTCTTCTGATAGATTAAATGTTATTCCGGCGCCGGCGACTGTGGTGCCCTCGAGGATTGTTGGTAATGATGAATCCTTTGGGACATAAGCCTCACCAACTAATTCAGCTGGAACCTCTATATAGAAATCTACATCTGCTGCGGCAGGGGATGCGCCCGTGATACGAATGCCGGCGTTCTCAACATGCCGGCGGATGTTCTTTTGCTCTACCGCAGTATCCCAACGTAACTCATTAAATTGGTGATCTAGGTAGAATGACATTGTGTCACCGACCATTGCAGCCATGTCTAAAAGCATGCCCCCGACAGAAGCCTCTGAGAAATCTGAAATCTTGTCAGGAAAATACGTCTTTGCATACCTTAATAGGTCGGACCTAAAACCATCAAAGTCCCTAGCAAGATATGTTCTCACTCTTTCCTTGCGTAACTTTTTCTTAACATCTATTGCCATATTTCTACCCTGCCGTAAACAGAACTACGTCTATTGCTTTATTTTTAACTCTAAGTCTTGGTAGATCATACATAACCCTAATCCCCACTTTTGCTACATGTTGATTGTCAAATCTTTCTACAAATGCCTCAAAAGTTTTAAGCTCGATGTAGGGCATATACTTCGTCGCTGATCTTTTTATTCTGCGAATGGCTTCCATGTCTTGCTTCTCACTACCAAGCTCATGAGCCAAGTTTGACAAGTTGGCACCGAAATGATACATGCCCAAGCGTTCACCATGATTTGTCATCAACATATTCCTAAAATTATCATTAACCTGATCTGCTAATATCATATGCATTTTGAACGGACCTTCGTGAGATTGACCCATCTCCATGGGCGTTTTGAACCCAATCGGAATCTCATTAACCAAGATAGGATTATCAGACTCCCAGTCCTCAAATGAGTCGCCGACACTTTTAAAGTCGTATTTCTTACGGTTTCCAGAGTCTACAGCCACAATTGTCCTCCCATGGATCCAATCCTACAGTGTTAAGTATTGAGGAGGGAGGTTTTGTAGCATATCAATTAACTAACCGTACCTTCACCAGTAGCGTCCTCATATTCATCAGTTGCCCCGATCGCGGGGGTATCCACACCAGAAGCTGACTGAGACGCTGCTGACAATGATGTATGGATCCCCCCAAGTAGTGCTACACCACCCTCAACAGTAACATCAGTTTTTACGACGGCAGTAACTACGTAGTCTTTTACTGCGGTACAAAATATATCAGCAAGGGTGCTGTGGATCAGCGCTTCAATTGCCGCATCCTTATCTGCTTGAGACATATCTGGGTCTTGAACTTCTGTCTTAGCGGCTTCCATCATGGATAAATAAGCATCCTTAATTCCGTCATATAAGACACCATCATCCAGTTCAGTTAGGCCCTTCGAGGATCCACCCTGGCTATCTGCAGGGCGTGAATTTGCGCCACCATCCTCTTGTGTAGTTGAACCCATATCAGTTGCAGCGTCGGTTGATGCCACACCACTTGCTATATCACTTTTTGTTACAACTTGTGCTGTTTTTGTATATGTGTGTATTGCCGTTGTAAGATCCGTAGCCAGCTGATCAATTATTCCCTCAGGATCTTGTGCATCTGTAGATATATTACCAGTTTCCATTGCTGCAGTTTTTGCATCAACTATACCTTGCTTCAAGTCTGCAAGGGATGCACCTAGTGAGTCGCCCATCTCTTACCCCTCATTCTAAATGACCCTTACCTTCGCCGGTTTGTTCATCAACTGGGCCGGAGTCAGGAGTAGCAGCAATAGGAATCGCCGGCTGGGCAGGAACAGTTACCGTTGTATCAATCTTTGCCGATAGCATAAATTTATGAATTGCTTCGCCTAATAAATCGGCCAAGTCAGCTATTTGTGTATCGCCATCTTGGGAACCTCCAAGGCCGGC